AGGCGTCGTAGACCGCGTCGACCTCGGGGATCCCGGTCGCGTACGGGCCGGCCGTCGCGAACTGGTACGAGCCGCCGGTCTCGTCGGTGTACGACGTGCGGCGGTCGAGGAGGGCCGTGCGCGACCGGGTGAGGTGGTGACGCAGGTGGAGCAGCGCGGCGTCGACGAGCGCGGCGGGGGGCGCGTCGAGACCGTGCTCGACCTCGACGACGATGTTGGCGCGGTCCTCGGGCCAGACGCCGCCGTCGGTGCGCCGGGCGGTGCCGTCCTCGTAGAGGGCGACGGCCGCCAGCTCCCCGGCGGTGAACGCGGTGTAGGTCGACGACCCGGCAGCGGCGAGGACGCGCACGGAACGCAGCGTGCGCGGCTCGGTGACGCCGAGCACGAGGTCGCGGGTGCCGGTGCCGTCGAGGATGAGGCGGGCGTACCGGGGCACGAACGCCCGGTCGCAGATGTCCTCGATGCGCCGCTCGAGCACGGCCCGGGCGGCGAGGATCTGCGCGTCGGAGAACGGGTTGACGGCCGACGTGTCGAGCGCGTCGTCGGCGTCGCGTGCGTCGGCGAGCGTGAAGAGGAACCCGCCGACGATTTCGTGCTGCGTGGTCCACGTCGACGTGCCGTTCGTCCACGTGGCCGTGAGCAGCTCGAGCGTGGCCGTCTGCGCGGCGGTCAGCGCGACCGTGTACGTCGACGTGCCGCCCGTGTGCGTCGTGGCGGTGCCGGCGGTGACGACGGAGACGCCGTCAGCTGCGGCGACGCCGACGGTGACCGTGCCGGACGCCTCCGCTGCGGTGCCGTCGGCGTCGGTCGTGGTGAGGGTGAGGGTCGCCGCGGCGCCCTGCTTGATGCGCTGGACGGCCACGGCGACCTCCTCTCAGCCGATGTGGGCGACGATCGTCGCGGCGCCCGACGTGAGGTCGAAGTAGAGCCCCGTCGAGAACCAGACGTGTGCGCCGTACAGGTGGGCGTCGGTCGTGCCCGACGCCAGTTTGATGACGTCGAGCAGCTGCCCGGAGGTCGACGTGCCGTCGTAGATCTTCACGACGGCCGCCGCGGACCCGGACGTCTCGTAGGCGATGAAGCCCGAGACGAAGCCGGGCCCGGTGTGCAGCTGGCCCGACGCGGTTGCGGACTTGCCGCGCGCCGGGTCAGCCATCAGCGGGCCTTGAACGAGACGCGCACCGAGCCGGCCGGGCACGCGAGGCCCGAGGCGGTGACGACCTTCTTGGCGGTGACGACGTCGCCGGCGGCGAGGTTGAGGTTCGCTGCCGTGCCCGAGACGGTGATCGTCTTCGGGGTCAGCGTCGTCAGGTCGGTGCCGGACGTGAAGTCCAGCGACGCCACCGACGTCGAGCCGGCGCCCGTCGTGCGGTTGTAGATGGTGAGGGTGAAGTAGTTGGTGTTCGCACCGGCCTGGGTCGTGTTCGGGGTGAACTCGACGGCGGTGACGGTGCACGCGAACGGGGCGCGGAAGAGGATCTGCTCGATCTCGGTTCCGGCCGTGGCGTGGCCCGGGAAGTAGGCGTCGCGGACGTGCGTGCCCGGGATGTCGTGGAGCGAGAGCATCGCCATTGGGAGGGGTCCTTTCGGGGTCAGAAGGCGGAGGGGGAGGTGGGCGCGCCCGCCACCACACGGGCGCGCCCAGGCGTGAAGCCCCGAAGGGTCAGGAGTTGCCCCGCGACAGGCCGCGGTGGTCGATGACGGTGCCGCCGTAGATGTGGCGGATCTTGTACGACACCTTGTCCGCCGAGAACGCCGAGCCCGCGTTCGGGTCGGACTGCGTGAACAGCTCCGGGTCGCGGCGACCGTTGAAGAACCCGATCTCGACCATCGGCACGACGGCCGGGTCCGCGGCGATCGCCCAGAACGTCGACGACGTCGCGTCGTAGAAGTCGAGGACGACGAGGTTCATGCCCTGGTGCAGGTTCGGGATGTTCGACGCGGCACCGGCCGGAGCGCCCGACGGCGACGCGACGGCGGACGTGACGAGCTGCCACGCGAGGTGCTCGAGCGTCGGGACCGTGATGAGCGTCTTCGGGGCGAGCGACAGCACGTCGTACGTGTCGCCGTAGCCGGCCTGCTTGCGCATCGCGGCCCGGGAGGTGTTCAGCGCGGCGGACGACAGCGCCGTCGAGGTCGTGTTCGAGTGCGACGAGTGGAACAGCGCGACGCTGTCGTAGGTGCAGGTCGGGTTGGCGATGATGCAGTCGTTCCACACGAAGCGGTAGAGCGTCTGCGCGGCCGCGATGCCGAGCTTGCGGGGGATGTTCTGGATCGCCCGGATGTCGTCGTTCGCAACCATCTCGAGGGTCATGTCCTCGAGGCCGCCCTTCTTGGCGAGCGCGTACGTGGCCTCCTCGTCGCCAGGCGAGGTGAGCGACTGGTACGTGCCGCCCTCGCTGACCGAGGAGAGGACGCCGTAGCCGCCCATGCGGGTGACGCGCTGGGTGCGGAAGTCGGTGATCGGCGGGCCGACCGTGGCGACGACGCCCTCCCAGTTCATCAGCTCGGGCCGGTTGTACTCGGCGACGGCGCGGCGGGTGATCGAGTCGCCGAGGATCTGCGCCCACGACGTCGAGTCGAGGGACTCCGTCGCGCGGCCCGAGTCGTACGACTCGACGCCCTCGGTCGTGCGGACCCGGCCGGACGACCGGATGATCTCGACGGCGAAGTCGCCGTCGAGGCGCACCGGGACGTTGCGGATGTCAGCGTACGCCTGGCGGATCGACTGGTAGCCCTCGCGCAGGTTGCCGGCGAGCATGGCGTCGAGCGCCTTCACCCGGTTGTCGAGGTCGTCCTTCGTGACGGCGACCGCCGGGTAGCGGACCTGGCCGCCGACGGTGGCCTTCTCGAACGACTCGGCGACGCGCCGGTAGCCCTCGACCTTGGCGGTCAGCTGGGCCTCGGTGAACGTGTCGGGCATCTCGGCGAGGATCGACTCGACGAGCTTCTCCGGCAGGCTGGCCGCGGCGACGGCCTGCGCAGCGACCGAGCGGGTCAGGATCGACGTCCTCGCGAACGTCGTGACCGCCGCCGGCGCGTCGGCGGGGATCGCCTCGGCCATGCGGATCGCCTCGTCACGGTCGACGCCGGCGGACTCGAGGAGCGACGCGTGCTCCGTCAGCAGCCCGTCGCGCTTCGCGACGTCTGCCGTGCGGAGCAGCGCCAGGAGCTGCTTGAAGTTCACGGTCCCTCCTTGGGGGTTCGTGTGGGTGGGGTTGTGCGATGCGACCATCCGCGTCGCACGGCCGCCCGCCGAAGGGTGGGCGACCACGTCCGCCGAGTTCACGGCGACGATCTGGGTGGCCTCGACGATGCGGCGCCCCCCGGCGCCCTCGACGAAGCGGTACCGGGCCTGCACGTCGTGGCTGATCCCGATGAGCGGGTCGAGCCCGGCGCGCAGCGCCTTGTACATGAGCATGCGCGACCGTACCGCCGCGCCGTCCGTGCGGATGTCGCTCTCGTCCTCGAGCCACAGGGTGACCCAGCGCGCGTAGCGCGGCGTCGCGCCTGGGGGTGTCGAGAGCGGGGTGAACCCGATCTGGATGAGGTCGCTCTCGCCCGCCTCGCCCATCAGCGCCGCGTTGCGGCGGTGCGCGAGCAGGCTCGGGCGCTTGCGCGTGAGGCTGGTGCGCAGGTTGCCCGCCGACAGCGCCGCGGCCTGGAGCGCAGCGTAGTGCGGCCCGAGCCACTTCGAAGACCCGTCGAACGAGACGACCTGGATCTCGTCGCAGAAGGCGTTCATGATGTCGGCGTTGCCGGTACCGAGCGCGACCGCGCGCGCCTTGAGCGCCGAGAACGATTCGCTGGCGGCGGCGCCGATGAATCCCTGGCGGTCGTTGCGGCCGTTGCCCTGCATGTAGTTGCAGTGCGCGAGCAGCTTCGCGTGGACCGCCGCGGTGGTGGTCAGCGCACACACGGCGTCGATGTCGAAGGCGCGGAGCTCGACCAGCGCCGCAGCGTAGTCGCCGGTGCCACCCGTCGTCGCCGACCCCCCACCGAGTGCGTACTCGGTCGCGGTCGCCAGCCCGAGCGGCGTGTACTCGTCGACCGTGACGGTGACGAAGCTGGACTGGGTGTTGATCGCCTCGGCGATCGCAGCGATCGTGCCACCGAACGTCACCGGCACGCTGGTCGTGGCGACGATGTCGAGCTTCTCGGTCTCGATCTGGCCCGTGCGCCCCGACTCGGTGGTCGCCGCGAACCCGGCCGCCGCGAAGGTGTTGATCCGCGACAGGACCTTGTTGACGTACTGGTAGCCGTTCGCCGCGTTGAACGTCGGGAAGCAGTTGCCGGTGATGGCCACCGAGCCCGACCAGTCGGTGATGGAGGCCGCGTCCGACCAGATGCTGACCGACGTCAGCGACGACCACGACTTCGTGGTCGTCTTCGCAGGCGAGCCGGCGCCGATCTGCACCGTGGTGAACATCAGCGTCTCGGTCGCGGTGGCGCCGGTCGAGTCGCGCCCGGTGAACTTGACGTTCAGGTTGGGGCCGGTCGAGAGCGTCCCCGCCGCGGGCGTGACGGTGATGGTGCCGTTCACCGGCAGGTCCGTCAGGTTCCACGAGGTGTGGCTCGCGCTGGTGCCCGCGAAGTCCTCGTCGAGGGTTCGGCTGAACTTCACATCGACGCCGCTGCCAGCGTTCGTCTCGGCGGTCACCGAGGTGAACCCGCGCGCGGTGCGGCGCGTCGCCACGAGCTTCATGTAGATCGGCGCCGTGCCACCGCCGAGCGTGCCGGACGCGATGTCCTTCGCCGAACCCGGGCCTGACGTCGCCGACAGCTTGAGCGTCGCGCCCGACGGGCTCAGGACGTAGTAGGTTGTGTCGGCGGACCAGCCCGTCGGCAACACGCCACCGGGGCCGGCGAAGAGCTCCACCTGGTCGTCGGCGGACCAACCATGGGTGCCGTCGAGGGTGAAGATCTCGGTCGCGCCGTCGGTCGACAGGATCTGGAAGACCCCCGTCTGCGAGATCGTCGGCACGTCGTAGTCGACGGTCAGGACGTTCGTGGCGTCGCCGACGGTGATCGACTCCGAGAAGCCGCTGTTCGCGATGGTGATGTCGTAGCCGTCCCCGTCGGGGCTGATGACGACGGACGTCAGGTTGCCCAGCGGACCCCAGATGTCCGACTTCAGCGTGAGGCTGTCGCCGACCGTCGCGACAGCCTGCGTGGTGGCGCTGGCCGAGATCAGGTAGATGCCGGCCGGCACCCCGAGCGCGTTGGGGTCCGTGCTCGAGTTGTAGCAGAGGTTGGTCACCTCGAGCAGGGTCTCATCCATCGGCGCGATCGCCTTCAGTTGGCTGATCGACTGCGCGTAGTAGGCCTGGTTCCCCTCGAGGAACGAGAAGTCGCCGACGACACCCAGGACACCGTTGCCTGCGGTCCGGCCCACGAGGGTCTGGAACGACGACTCCGAGTAGACGCCCGGCTGGTACGTCTTCTGTCCGTTGAACACTGCGCCCTTGCTCATGTAGGCCCCCGTCGACAGTTAGTCGTCCAGCTCTCGCGGCTTCATTCCTCCCGGGACCGTTTCATCCAGGAGGTGCTCCGTGCCAGTGTTCGGGTCCACGTAGGTGTCCACCTGCACTGACTCGTCAGCGACGGTGATCCACGCCGGCGCAACACCGCTCGACCCGGTGATCCGCCCAATGTCGGACATGCCAGAGAACACGACGCGAACCACGCGACCGTAGACCTCCACGTTCTTCGGGAAGTACTCGGCCTGCGGCGCCAGGTCCGTCGCTCCGAGGTACGACATGCTCTCGAAGCCGGCCTCGTAGAGCCAGTGCTGGTTCGAGTAGAGCGCGGCCAGGACGAAGATGTGAAGCGCGCGCACGACGTCCTTCGGGTTGGCGAAGATGTAGACGTGGAGCGTCGCCTTGTTCAGCGAGGTCCAGCGGTCGTTGTCTGGCTCCACCGCGGTGACGTCGAGCTGCACGTTGGCGTTGTTGAGCGCCTCGATCATGACCTCTTCAGGCACCAGCGCGACGCTCAGCACGGCTGCTGCCTCCGGCTCCTCGGCCGGGGCCGAGAACGCTGACCGGACGACAACCCCTCGGGTGGACAGGACCTCCCACGACTCGTCTGCGTAGGCCTGCGGCAGCTTGCGAGGGAAGATCTCGCGCCAGGCCGCCAGGCCACCGGTTGACACTGTCGCCCATGCCTCCTCGAGGATGGAGATCAGGAAGTGATCAGCGAATGGGGTCATTTGGCCTTCACCTTCTCTGCGACCATGCGCTTGAGCTCCTCACGGAGCACAGGCTCGAGCTCCTGGAGGACACCAACCGGCTTCGTACCGATGGTCCACCAGAGGTGACGGCGCTTCTGCTCGTCAGACTCCATGATCGTCCTGAAGACGGTGAACTTCACCCTCCCCGGTTTGGACCCCTTCGTGTAGTTCTTCACGATCTGGTGGTAGAGCGGGTACTTGTGCTGCCGATACGTCGGCTTTCGCTTCCCCTCAGGGGGACCGACCGTCCAGCGCCGCTCGGGCGCGAGGTGCTCCGTCCACTTCCGCTTCAGGCTCTTCGTGCCCCGCCACTCGTCCTCAGAGTTTGGGTTCTTGCCAGACGCCTTCAGCGCCTTGAGCCCCCTCCCGAAGATCGCGGCGGCGTCCTCTCCGTACTTCTGGGTCACGTCGGCGACGAGCTCGTCGAACGACTTGGCCTCGTCGAAACGGACGACGCGCGATTCCCCGTGCCCAGTGAGCATGAACGAGCGCATGTCGTGCGCGGTGCCGTCCCACTCGCCGAGTCCTTCGTTGAAGTGCCTTCCGCGTCCATCCGGCGGCCGCCAGCCGAGTTCAACACGGAGCGCGTTCAGGCCTGCAGGCTGACCATCAGCACGGCCAACCCCGTGCTCGCCAAGGACCATCTCGATCCCGTCCCCTCGGACGTTCACACTCATTGCCGCCAGGTAGTCGTCGATGTACTTGGCGGGCACCATCTCCTTGGCGAGGCGCTGCCACTCGACGAGCATGTCGTTCGCAAGCTGCTGCAGCCGCTTCTTCGAGAAGCGCATCTTCGCGCCACCGTACAGGATTGATGTCTCTCCCGGGTGACCTGCAATCGTTGCCCAGGGTCGACCGTTGATGGTGACGTTCCCTGGCACAGGCTCACTCCATCGCGGAGGTCGGTTGTGGGTTATCGTCCGCGACCGGGGGCTCGCCACCGAGGAAGTCGAGCACGAGCAGCGCCTTGACCGGCATGGCTGTGAGGCAGAGGACACCGTTGTCCCTCACGTACAGGTCACGCGTGAGGAAGATGTGGTCCTCGAGCACGAAGCGCGGGCGTGCGTAGTATCTGATCGAGTAGTGCTCCCCGACCGCGGGCGCGGTGCCCAGTCCATCGCCAAGGGTCCAGTCGATCCGGCCGTCCGCGTTGACCTCGAAGTCCACACCCTCGACGAGCTCGACGTCCGTGACCGTGCCCTCGGCGTCGGATGCCATGCAGAACTGGACCCCAATGGAGCGCTGCACCGCGACGCTGGCGTCGTCCTCACTGCCCGACGTGAACTCGCGCGTGAGGACCGGGTACCTGAGCCGATCGACGGTCCCCTTGCGCTTCCGGAGCTCGCTGTGGGTCCTGCACCCGTCGAGCAGCGTGTACCTGTCGAGATGGTCGGCGACGTGCTCGGGGAGCAGCGTCACCAGCATCGTACCCTTCGCGTGGGGACCCAGCTCGGCGTACAACTTCAGGGAGTCCTGCGTACTCGCCTTGGCACCGATGATCTGCTGGCCGTTGACGTACATGATGCCGGCACCACCGCAGCGCGTACACGTCTGCTGTGGCTCCCCTGTCGCGTTCGTCCTACCGTTGATGGTCCGGTACGTCCTGCACGGGCACGGCACCCCGTGCTCCCACCAGAGGCGTACGGACTTCCCAATGACCAGGCCGCGGATGTCCCCGCCGTCAAGGTCGACGACGTCTTCCGCATAGCCCTCTGGGATGTACGGCGGGATGATCAGCGGCATCACCAGCTCGCCATGTTGAAGCTGGCGTACCGGGACGCCAGCGCGGCCATCAGCTCATCGCGGCGCTCGGTGGCACGCGACTGCATGCTGTACATCGCCGACGTCTGCGGGGTGACCGCGTAGCTCTTGGACTGCGACATCGAGTCGGCGGACGTCGACTTGCTCATCACCGGGCCGAACAGACGTGCGGCGATGGTCTCGAGGATGGGGATCAGTGCCTGGTACGCGACGACGTCGAGGATCATCGGGTCGTAGTCCATCACGACCGCTGTACCGGAGAAGCCGGCGTTGTGTACGCCGTCGAAGGTGAATGTCGAGCTCGTTGGGATGTCCGTCACCATCACGATCTGGCTGCCGAGCTTCACACGCTGCCCGAACCGCAGGGTGTTCTGCAGGTTGTCAGCCCCCGTCCCGGAGATCGTCGCCGTCGCGCTGCCCTCCGTCGCGGTGACCGTGCCGACGAGCTCGAACTCGAAGCCGGTGCTCTGCGTGACCCGCATGAACAACGGCATCCAGCGGTACCACGTGTCCATGCCCGTGCCCCACGGCAGGTGGGCGATGGACGCCGGGGCGCCGCTGTATGGCGTCACGAAGATCGACCCCTGGATCTCGGAGCCGATCTGCACCCAGTCGAGGGGGAGCTCGACGAAGCCGTCGGTCGCGACAACGAACGGCCCATGCTGGATCTCGAGCTTGTAGACCCGCTTGACCGGACGCACCGGGCTGGTCTTCAGGTACCAGCGCTCACCGTGCCAGTCCATCTGGTCGTACTTGCGGGTGAACTGGCGGTTCGGGTGCGACTGGAGGTCGATGTCGAGCGTCGTGGCGACGTAGCTCACCGCCGACGTCAGGTGGTGCATGATGACGGAGTCAGGGAGTGACCACGCGTTGGCAGATCCGCCCAGCCCGCACGCCGCCAGCGACGTGCGCACCCCCTGAAGGTAGACCTCTCGGAAGTAGGCCGGGGTCAGGATCTGCATGATCGACATTGTCAGGTCCCCATCACGATCGCGAGCAGCTCAGCCTTGGTCTTGCTCGAGCAGCCGGGGATGCCCCGCTCCTTCACGATCTCGTAGAGCTCGTCCCGCGAGAGGGACGAGTAGTCGAAGCCCGTGAACACCGGCGCGGCATCGTCGAGCTGGTCGGCCGTCGGCAACGCCGGCAGCTGATCGAACTTCGTGTTCGAGATGGGCTCGACTGGCTCGCGGTCAGCAGCGACGACAGCGTCGAGCGCCTGGGTGACAGCGAGGACGTGTGCCGTCTCCAGATCGAGCGTCGGGGTGGACGGCGCGACCGGAGGTGCCGGCGGCGCCGGCTCCGGCTCCGGCTTGGGCACCAGGCGTTCCAGGCGCGCAGCCTTCTCCGCAGCCGTCTCGACGTCGATGATGTGGAACCACCGCATGCTGAGGATGTTGCGCCGGTCCTCGTTCACCGGCTGCGGCGAGAGCACGCCGTCGGCGCCGATGGCGTAGGGCTTCCCGAAGAGGCCCATCTTGGTGTTGCGGTTGGTCTTGTGGGCGATGAGGAGCATTGGACGGTGATCTCCAAACGAAAGCGGGGTGCCGAGGCCGCATCAGCCAGGGCACCCCGCCGGGTCAAGCAGTCAGGTGGGGTCTGCCCCGGGTATCAGAACCCGAAGCCGACGTTCTCGTAGAGCCAGAGCTTCTTGGCGTTCTTCACGAAGAAGGCGCCCGAGAGGATCAGCGCCACGTGCTGCGCGAGCACGCGCGGGATCTGGAACCCGCGGCGGGTGAGGTCGATGAACTTCGCGAAGTTCATCACCTCGTTGCTGAACTCGCCGATGATCATCGGCGCCGCGCGCGGCACGAAGGCGCGGAGGTCGGTGATCTTCGTGTTGTCGCTGCCCGAGCCCAGCTTGTTGCGCGCGTACTCGCCGGCGTTCCAGAACTGCGTCGGGTCCGCCATGGTCGGCGCGGTGGAGCCGGTGGTGACCTTGGCGCGGAACAGTCGGTAGAAGCGGATCGAGTTCGTCCCGCTCGTGCCGACGCTGGCGTCGTCGATCTCGATGTAGGCGGCGTCGCCCGCCGCCGACGGCGTGAACGGCCCCACCACGCCGGACAGCGAGATGCCCTCGTCGCCGACGGCCTCGACCACGTAGTAGTAGTCGTAGCCGACGTCCGCCGACACCCACTTCGAACCCGTGATCGGGCCCGAGGCCAAGGTCACCGCCGGGGCGAGACCGCTGGTCAGCGGGAGCGGGCCGCCGTCGCCGTCCGCCTTGGTGCGCGGGTGGCGATCGTTCTCGAGGAACATGCACGGCTGGATGCGGATGCGACCGCGCTGCGTGCCGACGAAGATGTCGTCACCCTGGTAGTAGAACTGCCGGGTGTCGCCCTTCATCAGGTCCGAGCGGCCGAACGGGATGGCCTGGTTGGCCATCGTCGTGTGCTGCTCGTAGGTGCAGAGGATCGTGTTGGGCTTCGCGTAGTTCGGCTGCGCGATGAGCTCCGCGAGGATCTCGTTGAGGTTCTGCGGGGTCACCGTCTGGCCACCGGCGTCGGTGACGTGGTTCGGCTCGAGCGACTTCACGCTGTGGTAGAGGCCGTCCCACGCGAGCGGGTCGATCGACGAGCTCGCCCAGACGATCTCGCGCTCGAGCTTCTTCATCAGCGAGATGGTGCGCTCCTGCGTGATGAGGTCGAGGGCGTTCATGCCCACGTTCATCAGCGGGACGTGCGTCGCGACCTCACCGACCTCGAAGACCTCCGTGAGGAACTTCATCCGCACGGTCCGTCGCTCGTACTCGCCCTTCGAGAAGCCGCCGACGCGGTTCTCGCGCGAGAACGGCGAGAGCCCCTCGGAGCCGTGGCTCTTGCGGAGCGCGTACTCGTGGGTGGTGCTCGTCGCCTGGACCGCGAACTGGCTGATCATGCGCCAGATCACGAGGTCGTCGGCCGTGTAGGTGAGCGAGTCGAGGGTGGACTGGATCGACTGCGGCACGAGCGGGGAGAGCTCACCGAGCCCCGTCATGTTCGAGTCGTGGCTCACACCGTGGAGCGGCTGGCCGATGAGGGACGGTCCGTAGGGGGTCGCCGTCGACTTCTGGAGATCGACCAGGCTGAGGGCGCTCGTGCGGAGTGCCTCGTTCAGCTCCCGGATCTGGGAGCTCTCGAGGTGGCCGCCGGCCATCGCATGGTCGAGGAGCTGAAAGCCTCGCATCTTCTGTTCCTCCTGGGGGTGACCAGCGTCGGTCAGGCCGTCGCCGTGAACTGGATCTGGTGGGCCGACGCGATCGCGCGCGCGGGGATGGGACGGGTCAGCATGAGCGAAGCCTCGCCCAGCTGCTTGATGCGGGCCTTCTGGCTGCCCGGCTGCGCCTGCTCGAGCTGGACCGACTTGGCCAGCTCGATCTGGATCGCCTCCTGGAGCTTGATGCGATCCTGCGTCTCGCTCGCGCTCTGCACGTCGACCTGGGCCTGCGCCTGGTCGTGGAGGTTCGGCTCCGCGACCGCGCCGGTCAGGCTGCGCGGGGCGCGCTTGGCCTCGAGCGACTTCTTGAGCTCGACCACCTGGGTCGTGCTCTCACCGACGCGGGTGTCGACGGTGTTCACCCCGCGCACGACCATGTCCATGATCTGGCCGAGCGCGCCGAAGCTCTTGTTGAGGTGGACCACGACGGCGTCGATCTTCTGGGTCAGCCCCTCGACCGTGCCCCGCAGACCAGCGACGGCGACCTCGAGGTCGTCATCCGCCGCGGCCGCGGCCGAGTGCGCCACCTGGACCGAGGTCATGCCAGCCGCGGCCGCGGCGGGGACCTGGACCTTCGCCTCGGTGAGGGACTTGATGACCTGGGTGACGATGTCGCTGTCGATCGCCGGCGCCGCACCGAGGTCGTTCTCGGCGGCACCCTTCTCGACCGCCGCGAGGGCGACATCCCGCGCCGCCGCCGCGCCGTACAGCGGCGTGAGCGTCTCCACGATCTTGGAAGCCTTGTTGCTCATCTCTGGTTCCCCTTCTGGTGCATCACGTTGTGGACTGCTGAGCGGATCCGGCCAACGATCTCCTCGCCCTGAGCCCACGTCAGCGTGGGAAAGCTCTTGAGGAGCATGACGGTATGTCGGTGCTGATCAGATTCGCCGCCACGCTGTGCGTTCACGACCTGCGCACTCTTTGCGAGATTCGCGACGAATGCCTTGGCCGGCTCGATCACGGCGGTCGACTCGAGCACCCACGCCGCCTTCGAGTGCACTCCCGCGCGCTTGCCGAGGAGGTCGACCGTCGCGGCGTCCCCTGCCGCCTCAGCTGCGCGCACCGTTCGGTCGCACAGCGCAGCGAGGTCCCTGTTCGACTTCGCGAGCTCCACCAGCATCTCGGTCGCGGAGTCAGGCGCGGGCGCTGGTGCGGCAGCGAACGGGTCGATCTTCGGTCCCGACTGTCGGATTCGCTCGGCGACATCGTCGACCGCGGTAACGAGGTCGTCGTACTGTGCACCGAACATCTCGTGGAGCTGGGAGAACGTCGGACCGACGACATTCCAGTGAAACAGCTGCGTCCGGTCACGAAGCGCTGCCGTCGCGTGGAGCACCTGCTCCAGCGTGCCTGGATCGCCGGCGGCCGCTGTGGCCGACGCTGCGACATCCCACAGCGCGTACTCGACTGCCGGCTCGAGGCAGATCGCGATGGCTTTCGGCTCGTGGTGGTGCACCACCCGAGTCGGGAGCGCGACGTCGCCGTTTCGCACCAGCCCAGGCCCCTCGAGAGACCAGCCGAACTGTCGATCTCCGCCGGCCTCGTGCATGATAGATGCCTTGTGGTAGATCATCGCCCCGACGTCATCGTCGAGGTACATGTAGCCCTCGACCTCGAGCGCGCGGGTGGCCTTGCCGTCGGGGGTGGTGTAGTCAATGACCTTCGCCGACACGGGGTACCCGATCGTGTTCAGCACACCGCGAGGGTGCTCATGGGTGAACACCCCGCTCTTGAGCAAGTAGTCGAGCCGGATTGTGTCCAGGTCGACGATGTCGCCCTTGACCTTGTCCGGGACTTCCACCGTCGCGATGCCGCGAACCTTGCCCAGGAGGCGTCGCTTCTCCGGCTCGTCGCCGGACTTGACGACTTCGACCGGTTCGAAGAAGCCGCTGAGCTTCACACCCTCGACTCGCTTGTGGTCCTGCATGCTCACCTCGCGGTGATTGTCCGGATGGTCCTGTCGCAGCGATGTCGTCGGTTCACGCCGGGCCCTGAATCATGATGGGGTTGCCGGTTGGACCCCACAGGACAGGTCCGGGGACGCCACCGGCAGCGCGCGTCGGATCCTGGACGTCTGGCAGCCCCGCGCCCGAGAGCAGCGACCCCAGGGAGTCCGCCCCCGCCATCGGCGGCTGGCCCCCGCCCATCCCACCACCGGCCTGGGCCTGCTGGAAGATCAGGTCGAAGCTCGGGTTGAGTGGATACTCCGCACGCGGGTGCGGGTAGGTCGGAAGACCGCGCTCGCGCATGATCGCGTTGGGCGACTTCCAGAACTGCACCGCCTTGTTGTCCATGTCGAGCTTCTCCTGCTCCGTCACGGAGTCGAAGCCGGCGAACTCGAACCGGAACTGCGGCCAGTAGGGCTGGATGATCCAGTAGTTCAGCCAGCTCGAGATCGAGCGGAGGAGCGGGCGCAGGCCGCGCTCGCGCGACGTCGCGACGCGTCGCGACGGGTCGTTGCCGTTGATCTGGTTCTTCACTCCCTCGTTGCCGAAGATGAAGTTCAGCTCGGTCGGGTCCATTGTGTAGATCGCACAGATCACCTTGAGCAGGAAGTTGACCCACTCGGCGTACTGCATCTCGTCGTTCGTCTTGCCGAGGGCGTGGACTTCGAGCTTCTCGTTCAGCGTTGGGTTGAGCTGAACGACAGGGACGCGCTTGAAGTTCCGGATGCCCGAGAGGCCGGCGGTGATCAACCGCTCAGCCTCCATGAAGCGCTCCTTGATCATCGTCGACGACAGCGTGATCATCGTGTGCGCGTTCAGCCCCGTCGTGAAGTTGACGGAGTTGAACGTCATCGCGTTCACGAGGTTCGCAACGGTGCCGACGAGCTCCTCGAGCTCCGGATAGCCGTAGCCGTTGGTGCGGATGGACGAACGCGGGCGTCGGATGCCCCAGGCCATCTCCATGAAGCCGAACTCGGCCTTCACATCGAAGTCGATCACCTGGAGGTAGCCAGTCTCGTCGCTGTCCCAGCGTCCGTCAGCGATTTGCGCCGACGACGGCTTCGCACGCCGGATGGTTGTCGGGTCGACCGGGATGAACCCGTACGGGATGCCGTTCTCTTGGAGGAGAGGTTCAAAATTTACTTGGTCGTACCGAAGTGTGTCACGAGTGATCGTCTTGAGGAAGGCCTCGAAGCCGCCCAGGAAGTACGTGTCACCTGCAGTGGTGATCACCTCTTCCGCTTGCCCGAGCGCCACACGGTCGCGGCGGGACAGGATCCCGTAGGGGTTCGCTGGGACGATCCGCCATCCGATGGTGAACGGCGACGTCTGCTTGTGCGCGAACTCAGCCACCTGATTGACACGGGTCTGGATCAGCGCAGCAATCAGCGGAACCCGGGCCATCGCCTCGAGGGTGCTGTACGTGCAGACCATCGTGCCGAGGTGTCGGTCCGACCCGATCGGGTCGAGCAGCGCCCAGTCCGAGAACCTCGGGTCGAAGTTGTCGGAGATGGGGTCGAACTGCTTGATGTTCTTCGACCGCGAACGGCCCTTCTTCCGTGCCATCTCACTCTCCCAGCCGGCGGAGGATGTACCGATCGAGGCCCTGAGGACCTTCGCGCGCAGCGATCAACTTGGCCGCGGCGATAGCCTCGAGCGAAGACTTAGCCAGGTTGACTCGCACCTCGAGCAGGCTGCTGCTCTGGTAGATGAGCTCGTCGAGCTTGTTCGTGAACTGCTCCTCAGCCTGGATGTACCAAGGCTGCATCACCGGATCCGTGCTCGCGCGCGTCTGCGCGATCAGCCGCGCCGACTTCGCAAGCTCGTGGGTGCTCTCGCGCCGCTCCTTCGAAACGTCGTCTGCTGATCGACCCTGCATCGCTTCTGCCTTGGCCGCACGGGACGCCTTGAACTTGCCCAGCCCCCGGCGCAGCTTCTGGATCCGCATGCGAATGGCCTCGATCTGCTGATCGAGCTCGTGTCGCGTCCCAGGCGAGCTGGCCACCTCGCGGCGGCGCCGCAGCCGATGCAGCTCCTGCATCGCAGCGTCCAGCGTCGGATTCTCCGCCGCCTTCTTCTCCTCTTCCTTGGCCGGCTTCGTCGCCTCCGAGATGCGCCGCCACTCGTGGGGGCCAACCTTCTGCTCGCGCGTGCCGTCTGCGAGGGTGGTGACTGAGCCGATCGGCAGGCCGTCCGGGCCCGGGTGCGCCCCGGTGCCGCCGGAGCCGATGCGGTGCCGACCTCGATTGACCTGGGAGGTGGACCCACGGGTCTGCCCCGCGGAGTAGATCGGCTTCAGGTCGTCGCTTCCCGCCTTGGCCGCACCAGTGGACCCGGCGGAACCGGCGCCTGCCGATTTGGCGATCGACAGCTTTGTGTAGCACCCTCGGTGATCACCGCTGAGGTACGACTCGTGCGCGTCCTTGAGCACCTCTGCCCCGAGGGAGCCGTCACGCACGCGGGCGACAGCGCGCCCTAGCGCCTTCTCCGCCAGTCGTCGCCAGGAGTCCTTCCGCGGGTCCGGGATGTGCGTGCCCAGCACCTTGTGGAGCTTCCGTCGGAGGCGCTCGTCCTCGTCCGACTGCAGCGTCGAGTGCTGGACGTCCACTCCGGTGGCTGCTGCCGCGCTGAGCACGCCACGGACGGGCTTGCCATCGTTCTTTCGCTGCGCCAACCAGTTGTGGAAAGCGCCGATCGACATGACATCATGCCCGCCGTAGAACCCGGGCCGGTCGTACTGCTTCTTGTAGGTGGCAATGGCGTCTTCGTCCGAGACAAAGCCCACCATGACCTTGTCCTCGTCGTACGCCCCGGTGTCCGGGCAGAGCTGCCGCACCACCACGACCACGGGGGATTCGGCGCACTCGCCGACGTACACGTCCAGCTTGTCGCCGTCGGTGCCCTCACCCACCCGGAACTCACCGTAGTGAGCGTGCATGAGGCAGCGCCACTGGTGCCCGTTCGCGTCGGTGCCCTCGCGGTAGGAGCCGGCCTGGTTCTCGACGTCGATGTCGAGGCCCTGGAACAGGATGTGGCCAACGAACGGGTACTCGGCGCGCTGGACCTGCGGTGGGCCAACGACGACCCGGGCCGACTCCGTCTCGACAGGCACAACGATAGCTTCAACGGCGTGCTGGACCTCCACCGACAGGTGCTCTGTCAGGGGCGCTGTCTCGCTGGGCGAGGATTGCGGGGAGGGGGTACGCGTCTTCGACCGGCGTCGACTCGTCGTCGCTGTGGACGTGGATCCGCTGCCGGAGCGGACCGAAGTCGTACGAGAGGGCGCGCTCGAGGAGCGCGTTGCCTCGCTCTGAGAGGTGCATGCGGACTTCTCCAGCTCGTGTTCTGTGGACTGAGACTTGAACGCCAGCGGCCAATGCTTGGCGCCGCCAGCCTCCTCGACATAGGCCACCGCGATGGGCGGGGGCACGTACGACATGTTCTGCGGGGCGGGCTCGTGTCCGAAGTGTTCGGCGATCTCGTCACTCACCTGCTGCAGGTTCGCCATGAGCTGCTGGACACCCGTTGCGTAGTCCTGCCCGAGGTCCGGCTTGGGCAGCTTCGACAGCTTGTCCGAGGCGATGTGCATGGCTGCATGGTGACGAACAGTGTGCTCCTCCAGCCCCGGCAACCCGGCGTCGTCGAGCTCCCGGCGCACGTCCTCCGGGCCACACTCAAAGAGCGTGGGCGCGCCGGCGCGCTCGCTGACACGAGCGCGCAAGTGCTCCGCCAGGCCCTCGTCGTACTGGGTCGCGGGGTAGAGATGTCCCTGCGGGTGCTGAAACATCATATGGACCCGGTGCTGGTGCGCAGGATCCTCGGTTGCACTCTTCGCGAGCTCGACATCGAGATCGCCTGTGTCAGGTGCTTCACCGCCCTGGTGGGGCAGGGTCGTCGCCGTGTGCATCGCGTGCATCCCGAGAACGTCACCGACGCGGTGTCCACCTGATAGGTGGATGAGGGCAGCTGCTGCAGCGTCTCGCTCCTTCGGGGTCGCCGCTGTCACCATGCGGGACTTGAGCTTCGCGTGGGCCGTGCGGAACGCCGCAGCCCCTGTCTCCTTGATCGCAGCATGGTGCGCCAGCGCGCGGTGTCGGTGGAAGGCCATCGTGTACGTGCGCCGGGGTCGACCCGTCGAGTCCACCCACTGGAGTACTGGCTTCGAGTCGGTGTCGCCCTCCGTGTCCTTTTCGACGTGCATCGGATGGATGGTCTCTTCGGGCAGGTGGCCATCCAGGCCGTACTTCAGCTGATCGTCCGTCCACGGGTTCGTGGCCATCGCGGCCGGGCTCGAGATCTTCGCGCTTGAAGCGCCGGCGACGCCGGCGCCGTGTCCGTCGCGGATCTGCTTCCAGCCCTCGCCTTGCGGGTCTTTCATCCAGACCGCGCCATCAGCGCGCTGGTTGATCGTTCCTGCTGGATCCTTCTTGGCCATGACCACCTCGCCACGGTGAGGTGCCAGCATGTGGTGGCCCCCGTCACCGTGGCCGGTCTACAAAGTGTGGAGTCAGGCCATGAGAGTGGACACGAGGTCCCGCAACGTGTCGGGATCAAAGGCGTACACAGTGATGTCCATTTCTTTCATCACAGTGATCTGGCTGGGCAGCATCCCGACCTCACCCATCGCGCCCACCGTCCACCCATCGCGCTCCCACGCAACCATGTAGGTGTCGCCCTCGACGTAGATCTTCGGTCGCTGCTTGACGCTGTCCCTGATGACCTGCTCGCACCCCTCACGGTCCCACCACTGGTAGAACCGGCGCCGATCCGACCTGCGACGCCGGCTCCTCTGCGCGTCCTGCTTCACCTGCTCTGCAGTCTTCCCGAGCGTCGCGGGCTCGTCAGCTTCAGCAGCAGGAGACGAGCTCCAGATCAGCTCCTCGAGCGGCGTGTCAGCGTAGACAACCGACGGTGACTTCTCAACTCCGTACCAGCGGTCGATGATCGACTGGAAGAGACGAACGGCCTCGTCCTGCGTTGCTTGCAGTCCCCGCGCGATGAAGGGCTTGGCGTATTCACCCGTCATGTACTTCTTGAGCCACTTCTCCGGGTCGCGGCCCAGATCACGCCAGCTCTTGTCGTTTGCCTCAGACGGTAACGGCTCCCACTCCTCAAGCGCCTCTGGGCCGTCCGCTCTGATGAGCTTGTGGCAGATGTTGCAGAGGCCACGGCTATTGTAGAAATGCGTGGGCTCGCCATTTCCGCAGTTGCGACACCACGGACATGCGATCGGCCACGGCCGACCGTTGAGGTACTTCCCGTGCTTCCGGGGCTTCGACCGACTGCTCAATTGGGCCCTCCAGCGATCAACGCAGGCAGGGCACTGATCGTCTGGGGGTCGCGCGCCTAAGTCACGTCAGATGTGCCGTGTCAAGATGTATTTGATGCCACTGTCCGCCATGGCCCAGAATCTAGGCGGGTCACAGCTCACACCTTGAGTCTTGACATCTTACATAGTCCCGGTGCATGGTCCAAAGTCACTGCAAGTCAAGGAGTGAAACATGGCCAATGCGATACCGCTCACTGAAGAGATCGCTCGGGAGTGGGTGACCTGGGTCAACACCAAGAGCGGCGTCGTCCGCAACAACGCGACCAACTACCCCGGCTTCAAGCTCTATAAGTTCAAGGGATTCGACACGCCCCTCGTGGTAATCACGGCCTACAACGACACTGGCCACGTCACTGTCCTGGTGTCCGCGCGATACAACCTCGTGCCCTACGAGCATGTCATCCATGGGGTAGACCCGACTACCCTCGAGGAGGCTGACCTGCCTACCGGGCCGACTGGTGCCACCTGGGGCTACTACGGCGCCGCCATCGAACAGGAGGGCGTTGTGGGTGGTGAGGTACGGCCTGTCTGCGACGCCTGCCGCAGGCGAGCACTCGTCCTCCCGACTGACTTCTCCGGGCTCGACGATGGTCGATGACGGCGTTGACACGGAAGACGACTTCTTCCGGTGGCTGACAACTGCGGATAAGGCCAGTGAGGCCGAGTTCGTCGCGATGTTCGTGCGTCGGTCACTGCAAGACGCGATGTACGCTTGCGTCCTTGCCGAAGAGACCTACGACGAGTTCATCACCGCAGCGGGCTGGAAGCCTGAGACCCGCGCAGCCCTGAATGAACAGGGGCGCGCGCTCGGACGTGTCACAGCAAGAGGGAACCGGTTCTTAGTCGAGATGACCAAGGCCCCGCTAGTGCAGCGCGCGGCGCGCTGGCTACATACGCAAGACCACTCCGTGATCAACGCGGTCTACGCCAGAACTGATGAGAGGCTCCGTGACTGGACCGGATGACCTTCTAGGCTGGCTGACGACGGCGGCACCACCGTTCGTCTTGGATAGGTCACGCATCGCCTACGGCGACCTCTATGTGGCCTACGACCCAGCTCCTGATCCGACACAGTACCAAAAGATCAGGCGCCGGGTGCTGGAGTGCTTCTTCGACACTCCCTCCGGAATAGCGGCCATCAGACATTGGGGAGTCTTCGGTGCCATTAGCCACCCGCTGATCACGCCAACCTGGCTGCCGCCAGTGATGGCCATTCCATCCTGGGTGACCGGCGCTCTCCTCGCGCTAGAGCGCCGCGACCCCACCAAGTTCAACCGGCTGCTCACGCCTGACCCACAGGAAGACCAATGACGACTCCGAAAGAACAAGCCAGCCTCATGAACTGGCTACTTGTCAGCGATGGTGCCCAAGGGTCGGTGATCGGGTGGGCTATCAAGGGCTTCCCTACATCCGAAGAGACCTGGGACCAGCCCTGGGAGGGCGTCCAGACAGTAGACGTCCAGGCAATCACCTATAACGCGTTCGCGGCCAACCGCAGCGCTAAGATAAAGGAGTGGTCGACTACGTTCAGCCGTAGCAAGGCGCACCTGCTCAACAACCTCGCGATCGTCCGCTGCCCAGACGGAAAGTGCCGCTGGCGCCTCCCGGCGCCTGACTACGCGCGCGTTGTCGCCTACGAGGACGAACTTCGGGAGAAGCGCAATGCCCTCAAGCGATGAGCTGATCGGCTTCCTGGATGCAGCGTCCGGGCTTGACGCTGAGATCTCCCGTGCGGTGCTCTGGGACACAGTCCCACTGATGTCCGCCAGCCCTCACACCCTCGAGGAGCGAGCAGAGTCTTTGGTTGCGGCAGGTAAGCTACAAGTCTACTTTGGTTGGACCGCGATCCTCGAGCGTCTTAGAGATCTGTTCAATGCCAAGGTCGGCACTACAAACTTGAGCAGACACCAACTGCCCGCGTGGGCTTTGCTGTGGAACAACATTACTCGTCTCGAGCTTCCCAACGTACTCGTAGCGCCGCCGGGGTCCATTGTCTTCAGGGGGCAGAGGTTCGTTGCCTATAGCAGCCCTGAACTGACTGACCTCATGGTAGCAGCTCGGCTACTGCCTGGTCCGCCCCTGGTCATCACCGGTACTGAACTGGAGCGGAAATGAGCCTAGATGGTCTCGAGTGGTTGACTAGTGCAGGGGCCACACCTTTTGAGCTCACAGCTCTGGCGGGGCGCCTTCGGTTCCTGCGCGGCAACTGGCGCCCTGGGTGGTACCCCCTAGGCCCGACTGATCAGCAGTTGGCGGATATGGGCCTCATCGCAATCAACGCTGGCCACTGGTGCATCACCGAGGCTGGAGCTGCATTCCTGGAGCGGCACCGTGGCTGACAACAGCGACTTCGACCGCTGGCTGTCCACTGCCTCCGGCGACTACGACACCATTCTGCGCGCTGTAGTGTGGGACAGCTTGGGCCCTCTGCCTGGCTGGCACCTACCTATAGTCGACAACGAATTCATACACGGCGCAACGTTCCACCGATCCTTCGCTAGCATTACAGGCGCGCCACCTGATTGGGCCCTTCTCCTGTCGCAGCGTCTCGTTGCTCGTATCTGCCTCAACGAACCGAGCCCTGGCACACACGCTACAACAACACTATATGTGTTCGTCGACGATCCGGCGGCGGTACTAAAGGCCGGAATCGACATCAGCCAGCTGGTTGCTGACACTGCGCGTCAACGTCTCGCATTGAGCTCAGCCGAGAACGCGTGACCGCGATCGGTGAGGTAGACGTGATGCTCGCCAGCGGCGTTGACCTCATGCCTGAGCGCACCGGCAGCCACGAGATCACGGCTGTTGGACCACGACAGTACGTGTGTCAGCCACAGGCTATTCTCGGAGTACCGATTCAGTAAGTCTCGATAGACGGTCAACTTCCCATCGGAAAGGGCGGCCTTCCAGAGCCAGAACTCGAGGTCTTCTTCCGCGGTCACGTCTTAGCCCTCCGTTGCAGAAGTTCCAGGCCAGCAACCGTCGGCTCGATGTAGTGCGAGCTGCCTGCCGACACCAGCCTGGCTAAGCCATATGCGATCAGCGCGCGAGACAGCGGCCCGGGGTGCTCCGGAACGGGAACCCGGCGAAAAGCGATTCGTGCCAACCAGAGCACAGCCCCGTGGCTCGGCGGTGCTGCGGCAGTCAGCCAGTCCGTCAACTCTGTCTCGTCTGTTTGATCCGCCATGCTCTGTCCATTCCAGCTTGGGTCAAGCATAACTTGGTTGGAACTCGGTTGTCTAGCTGCCGCACGAGCCCAGCGTCAATTAGCTCCTGCATCAGCGGAGTGATGACGTACCTGTTGAAGTACGTGACACGGTCAGCAGCCAACACCAACAACAAGCCCTGTGCGCGGTCAGACAGGCCCGCAGCGGTGTTCAGCCACTCGGTGAAGTCGTCAGCCACGGTATGCCCCTGCGACGTGTTGCTGGTAGTAGTCCAGCCCGCGCGAAGTGATCCGCACTCGGAGCCAGCCTGTGTCGCAGTCCATGCTCGGACACCGCTCGAACAGCCTCGCCTCAAGGACCTCACACAACTCGGCGCAGGCCAGGACCTCTGTCGGACGAAGAGTTGGCAAGCGTACATTCTTCATCCCCGGGCGCCATGTCACCACGTGGCCGTAGGTCATCAGCCAGTGTATCAGCCACAGCGTCGCTGGGTACGATAGTGGCGCTGCGGTGTCCAGCCACGCCTCGAGCTCGGTCTCGTCGCTGCTCATTCGTACCTGGCCCCGCAGTAGCGTCTTCCGGCGTCGGTCAGCGTGACCTCGCACCAGATGTGCGAAGAGCCCGGGTGGACGGCGATGAGTTGCGCAGCCGCCAGCTCCTCCAATTCGGGCCCCCAAGCACCGGCCGATGTGGTGCGGCTACCGCGGTAGCGCAGGCTTCCGCGCCACCAGATGTGCAGTGCTTCAGCCGCCACGTCGGACAGAGGTACGGTCAGGGCCAACCAATCAGTGAGCTCGTCTTCGTCAGTCACTTCCCATCTCGTTCTCCGTTGCGTAGGCGCGCCCGCGCGTGGTTAGCCGCACGTTCACAGCCACATCCGACCTTGCCGTGACCTCGATCAGGCCGGCGTCGATCAGCTCTTGCACGACGGTCTTTTCACGACGTGACAGCCTGGCCTCGCCGAGGGCCTCGAGCGTAGGGGCGAGCCAGAACAGGAAACGTCGGCGTGTAAGTTGTGTCAGAATTACAGGGGCCGCGACGTCCAGCCAGTTGTGCAAATCGTCGGTGTTCACCGCGGCGCCCCCAAAGTCAGGAGGTGCCGGTGGCCGGCGTTGGTGATCTCGACCCGGCCGTACCCCCGCACGACGATCAGCCCCGCGTCGGCGAGCTCCCGGTACAGGGTACCGGGCCGGAGCTCGTGGTCGTAGACGATCGGGTAGACTACGAAAGACGTCCTCCGCAGCAGCAGCGCCGCCTCCGGCGACACCCCTGCCGCCACACCCAGCCAGTCTACGAGGTCGGTATCGTCTGTCTTCATGACTGGTGCTCCAGCCACACGCGCCCGAGGTCCGTGAGCGTGACCTCTACGTCGAGAGCGGGGCCGTGGGCGGACGTGAAGGTGATGAGGTCGGCGGCGCGGAGTTCGTCCAGCTCGACGTCCCACAGGTCGTACCACAGCCGGATCACCGGGGGTTCCACACCGCGCAGCGCGACGCCCAGGTCCCGCATGAACGCCCGCGCCCGCCCCGACAGAACCACCGGCGCCGCGACGGCCAGCCAACCGAGCAAGTCGGCGCCGCCGCCGCCGCCGCCGCCGCCGCCGCCGCCGCCGCCGCCGCCGGCGGGGGTCATACGAACCCCCGGCGCCGAAGGTACGCGCGGCCGGCTTCGGTGATCGCGAACGACAACCCGACGAGGGCGGCGAAGCCCGCGTCCGCGAGCACCTGGGCAATCCTCGAGCGGAAGGTCGGCCACCAGGCAGGTACCTGTGACAAGTACACCAGCACCTCCAGCGCCTCGGCCGATATGTCCGGGTCACCCGCGACAGCCAGCCAGTCATTCAGCTCGTTGTCCATGCCGACCCCTACCATTCACAACCAGATCTTGCAACCACATCTTGCAACCCCAAGAAAACAGCCAAGACATCGTGAAAACCCCC